GACTGCAAGGAGAACCAGCCTGATAGATACGGACATATCTGGGAGGGTGAATATGCTACCGTGCTTGAGGGCGCATATTTTGCCAAGCATCTCACGCAGGCGCAGCATGAGCGCAGGATAGGCCACGTTGCGGCTGATCCTCTAATGAAGACCTATGCATTTTGGGATATTGGCGGCAGTTCTTCCCGGTCTGACGCCACGGCTATCTGGATTGCGCAGTTTGTTGGCTCGGAAGTTCGTGTGCTGGATTATTACGAGGCCGTGGGCCAACCATTTGACGCACATGTGAATTGGCTACGCTCAAATGGTTATGAGGACACAATCTGTGTCTTGCCCCATGATGGCCGCAAGCATGACATGGTGTATGCTGTGACCCCGCAATCATTTCTGCAAGAGGCTGGCTTTGTCACTGAGATTGTGCGTAACCAAGGCGCCGGTGCGGCAATGCAAAGGATCGACGCTGTGCGCCGCTTGTTTCCACAGATTAGGTTTAACGAAGAGACCACAGCAGGTGGACGTGAGAGCCTTGGTTGGTATCACGAAAAGAAAGACCCGGTGCGGGGCATTGGGCTCGGTCCTGAGCATGACTTTAGTTCACATGCGGCGGACGCTTTTGGTTTGATGGCAATCTATAATAATGCTAGAAAGGTGGATGATGGCTGGAATGACGGCCCTATTGTCCGTGGTTTAAAGGGGTTTGCATAATGCCATTAAAGAAAGGCACGTCTAAAAAGGTTGTATCTGAGAACATCCGCAAAGAGATTAAGGCGGGCAAGCCCCGCAAGCAGGCAATAGCCATAGCATTGAGCAAGAAAAGGCAGAGCAAAAAATGAAATACGGTTCCGAATCAAAGTCACGCAGTCGCGCCGCATCTGGTGCTAAGTCACGCAGTCGCGCCATGGGTAATAGCGCAGGCGGTTCTTTCAAGCCATGCGCTGGTTGCCCTTCACCTGCAAAGTGCAAGAAAGCTGGCAAGTGCATGGGTGTTGCTAAGAAGGGCAAGAAGTGATGCCGGGCAAGGGTTTATACGCAAACATCCACGCAAAGCGTGAGCGCATCAAGGCAGGGTCTGGCGAGAAAATGCGCAAGCCCGGAACCAAAGGTGCGCCCACAGCTAAGGCTTTCAAGGAGGCGGCTAAGACTGCCAAGCCTAAGCCAAAGGCTAAGCCTAAGAAGGGCAAGTAATCTTGGGTTTGCTAGATCAAATCAGGAATGTGCTTAAGGCCGAAGAGGGGTATGATTATGCCTCTGTTTTGCCATTAGCACGATCCCCTGAAGGTGATCTGGAAATGGCCGTTCCCGGCGGCGTTCGTGAAGGGTTACTTGGCCTACTGGACGCATTGACATTGCCCGGTGATGTATATGCCGGAAGAAAGCAAGCTACCCCGGAAGATGCCGCCAACTTTGCCCTAGGTCTTCTTGGTACAAGCTCGGTTGTGCCAAAACCAACGAACTCCTTGGGCATGTTTGGTGGCCCTAGAGCCAGAACATTCAATCCCGAAAACCTCAGGAGGGCACAGACCCTTGAGAGCCTCGGCAGCTCTGATCGACAGATATTTGATGAAACTGGGCTTACCAAGGGCTTTGATGGCATGTATAGGTTTGAGATTGATGACAGCCAAGCCAGACTTGCCCCACGGGTTCCAGAAGACCAGATAAAAAACATTAAAGACGCTTTGTTCAGAGCCAATGAAGGCCCCAGCGTAGGCGACTTTTTAAGACACCCAGAGCTTTATAAAAACTACCCAAGCATAGCCAAAGTTGGACTAAAGATTGCCCCAGAAGGCTCTAGTTACGCTGGGGCATTTCTACCGGGAACAAAAAAAACTAGACCTGTTATGGTTATAGAAAACCCAAACATCCGTGGCCGGGAAGATGCAATGAGTAACATTCTTCATGAAGGTCAGCACTTCCTCCAAGGCACAGAAGGATTTGAAACCGGGGCGGCCCCGGAATTGTTTGCCAAGTATCGACCAGAAATTTACGGAAGCGTTGATCTCATTAACCAGATGATAAAGCAATCTATAGATGACCTTCAGTCTGGATCAATTTCTAGAGAACAGTTTGACTCTGTGCACCAATCTCTTTTGGGGGAGAGAGATGAATTTGCAAGATTTTACGACCCTGTAAAGTCTTACAGAAATGTGTCTGGAGAGGTTGAAGGTCGCAATGTTGAGAACAGAATGGACTTTTCCCCTGCGGAGAGAGCCTACAAGCTTCCTCAGCAAACCGAAGATGTGGCTAGGCGCGACCAAATCCTTAAGAAAGACTTTTTCGGACTTTTAGGAGTCAAAAATCCACACGAGAGGGTAAGGTAATGTCTATCAAACGCGGAAAAGAAACCTTTTCGGGCTACAATAAGCCCAAGCGCACCCCCAACCACCCCACAAAGTCACATGCAGTGGTTGCCAAGAAGGGTGACCAGGTAAAACTGATTCGCTTTGGCCAGCAGGGCGTAAAAGGCGCTGGTAAGAACCCAAAATCAGATAAAGACAAGGCCAGAAGAAAAAGCTACTATGCGAGACATAATGCGCAAGATTCCAGCCCAGATATATTTTCTGCGCGGTACTGGTCGCATAAAACTAAGTGGTGAAATAGATGTCGATCACAACATATTCAGAGCTAAAGGATAGCATTGCGGATTATCTAAACCGCGATGACCTAACTGCCGTGATCCCAACGTTTATCAGCTTAGCCGAAGCGCAGATGGACCGCGAGGTGCGTCACTACCGCATGATCCGTCGCGTCTCTGGCCAGATTGATAGCCGCTACAGCCAAATCCCTAATGGCTGGATTGAGACAGTGCGCTTTAACATTGCATCAGGTGAGGGTGCTGAGACACGCCTTGAGCTTACCAGCTTGGATGACATGAGCCAGCTTCGTGAGCACGGCGACAACATTGCAGACAAGCCTACGCATTATGCCTTGGTTGGTGAGACTTTTGAGTTATTCCCAACGCCTGACCAAGAGTATGAGATTCAGCTTATATATTATGAGCGCATCCCTAAGCTAAGTGATTCCAACACATCAAACTGGCTGTTAGAGATTGCGCCTGATGCTTATCTGCACGGCGCCTTGATGCAATCCGCGCCATACCTAAAGGATGATGCAAGAATGCAGGTTTGGGGCTCAATCTATGCCACTGCATTGGCCACGGTAAACCTTGACAATGAGAAAGCAAGATTCGGCGGATCAGGCATCAGAATGAAAGTTCGTAGTTACTAATTACCCGCACATGTGGTATCCTTGTGCAAGATATATCTATGGAGGATGAAGTGTCATTCACTAATACTTTTGAGACAACAACGCTCAAGTGGGTTTTCACAACGGATTCTGTGACCCGCCCAACGAGCTGGTACATTGGTTTGTTCACCGATAACCCCGGCGAAACTGGCGCAGGCACAGAGGTTTCTGGTTTTGATTATGCCCGCACAGAAGCAACTTTTGCCGTGACAGGTAACACAGCAAGCAATGACGGCGCTGTTGAGTTTCCAGTAGCCAATGGTGGTAACTGGGGTACAATCACACACATTGGTATTCATGATGCCGCCACAGCCGGTAACATGATCGCCTATGCAGAGCTTGATGTGGCTAAGGCAATCAATGACGGTGACGTTTTCCGCATCCCAGACGGCGACCTAGACGTAACCTTGGATTGATAGAGCATGGCGTTGCGCTCAACATATAGCTCTGGGTTATACAACTCAGGGCTTTATGGCGTTCCAGAGACAACGCAGGGCTCGGCTACGGCCACGCTCACGTCATCTGTGTCATCTGGCGCAGATACGATTGTTAGCGCATCGGCCAGCACTTCCAGCACATCTGCTTCATCTGCGTCTGGCTTAAGGGTTGCCATTGCGTCAACCACGTCATCGCTTGGCACAGTAACCACAAGCGCTGCCTTGTCATACAATGAGGTGGAAGGGTTCCGCCCCGGCTATGGCTTGGGCACTTATGGCTCGTTTGTTTACGGGCGCAACCACAGCATTGAAGAAGGCTCGGCCACCGTCAGCGCATCTTTTGCGCCGGTTGTGGATTATCAGGTGACGCGCAATGTATCGGCCACGGTGACGGCCTCATCTTCATCAAGCGCCGCTGGCTATCTCTCTGTTGTGGCCTCAGCACAATCTACACTTTCTCTTGACAGCGAAATAGATTATATTCGGATAAGAAATGTTTCAGGTAGCGCGGCAACCGAGACAGAAGTATCGCCAACATCGCGCTACAAATGGATTGATATTGCAGAACCAACAACGCCCACTTGGGTGGCGGCTGATTACAGAGAAGGGGCGGCATAGAAATGGCTGACGGATCAACAACCAATTATAGCTTTGTGAAGCCAGAGGTTGGCGCCTCTGAGGATACATGGGGAACAAAGCTAAACACAAACTGGGATGACCTAGACACTTTGCTAGGTGGTGTATCCACAGCCGAATTTTCTATTCTTGATGGCGCTACCGTTACTACAGCAGAGCTCAACTACCTCGACATCACCACCTTGGGAACCACAGAGGCATCCAAGGCAGTGACCGCAGATGCCAATGGCGTTGTGACCTTTGATAACGGCACAATCAGCGAAGCGACCGCAATCACATCATCATCCAATGCCGCCACATTGGACTTGCAGGCAGGCGACAACTTCACCCACACCTTGACCGAGAATGTGACCTACACATTCAGCAACCCTGCATCATCTGGTAAGGTTTCGGCCTTCACATTGAAAGTTGTGCAGGATTCAGGCGCAAACGGCTACACAATCACTTGGCCTGCCTCTGTTGATTGGCCAGCGGCCACGGCACCTACGCTCACAGCAGATGCCAATGGCGTGGACTACTTTGTGTTCATCACCACGGACGGTGGCACAACCTATTACGGATTCACAGCAGGTCAGGCTCTGGGCTGATGAGTAGCGCAAGCAAGATAATTCAGGCGGCGGCAGGGGCTGGTGCAGGTGAAGCATTGTATGTAGAGGAAGTGTTCTCAACTTATTTGTATACTGGCACAGGATCAAGCAGAAGTATAACTAACAACATTGACCTTAGTGGCGAAGGTGGTTTGGTTTGGATTAAAAAACGTGATAATGTCTATAATCATCTGCTTTTTGATACAGTGCGTGGTACAAATAACTGGATTCGTTCAGACTCAGTATCTGCACAAGAAACAGGATACACTGACCTTTTAACTGCCTTTAACTCTAATGGCTTCACGCTTGGTAATGATTCATCTTTAGGTGCTGTAAATTCGTCAATTACTGGTGAAAAAGAATACGCCTCATGGACCTTCCGCAAAGCACCTAAGTTCTTTGATGTGGTGACGTATACTGGGGATGGAACAGCTGGTTTGGAAATTAATCATAACCTTGAAACATCTCCGGGTTTTATTTTGATTAAAAGAACAGATAGCGCGGAAAACTGGTTTTGTTGGCATCGGAATGATGGGACCACAAACCAAGCATTTACTGGTTTTTCTATAAATTTAACTAATGCAGTTGTAAACACGGCGGGGTCCCAAGACATTGCTACGGATACTATTTTCAAGCCGGGTCAAATCTATGAGGCGAATTATAGTCAAAACGCCAACATCCAAAATGCCACATTCGTCGCCTACCTATTCGCCCACAACGATGGTGATGGTGAGTTTGGTGAGTCTGGCGATCAGGACATTATTAAGTGTGGGAGTTATACGGGGACGGGTAGCTCTGGGAACCAAGTAAATTTAGGCTTTGAGCCTCAGTTTGTAATGGTTAAAGGTGCAAGTACCACAAGTAACTGGGGTATTTTTGATACCATGCGAGGGTTTACTGCAAACGCAGAAGATCAACAGGCTTTATTTGCTAATGATAGTTCAGATGAGTTGTCAAACGGAAAACTTTCTGTAAATGCAACAGGGTTTGCGCTTGAGGAATTTAACTTTAACTCATCTTCTGAAACCTACATCTACATCGCCATCCGCCGTGGCCCGATGAAGACTCCTGAGAGTGGGACTGAGGTGTTTGCGATTGATCAAGCAGATAATAACGGGTCATCCACAAACCCAGAGTTCGTTGCGGGTTTTCCTGTAGACCATGCAATAGTGAAGGGAACCGGTGGTAGTGGCTCCTATTTTGCCAGCAGGCTTATTGCACCGGGATGGGGTGATGCAACAACGACAGATGCATTTACTACTACAGGCTCTCAGGCTTTTGACTTTCAAGATGGGTGGTATGAAAATGCTTTAAATTCTACATTCTACTCTTGGATGTTCCGCCGTGCCCCCGGCTTCTTTGATGTGGTGGCTTATACGGGGGATGGGTCTACAGATGGGTCGCACCAAATAAACCACAACCTTAACGTTGCACCAGAAATGATTATATACAAGCCTAGAGACCTCGCGGCATATTGGTTTGTTTGGCATAGTGGTTTGGGGCAAGACGGGTTAGACAGATACTACTCAATGCTTCTTAACAGCAATGGCGCAAAGGGGCTTTATACTGTTGCTTCTAATAGCCTCCTGATAAATCCTCAGGGAACGGATAGTTATTTCCCGGTCGGCGGGTCAAACACAAATGCTTCCTCATACAACTACATCGCCTACCTATTCGCCACACTACCCGGCGTATCAAAAGTAGGAAGCTACACAGGTAACGGCACATCGCAGACCATTGACTGCGGGTTTAGTGCGGGTGCGAGGTTTGTGATGACCAGACGTACCAACACCACGGGCAACTGGAACGTCTGGGACAGTGAGCGAGGCATTGTGGCAGGCAACGACCCACGTTTGGAACTAAACACCACAGACGCTGAAGACACTGGGCATGATTACATTGATCCAGACTCAAGTGGCTTTGTGGTCAATTACGTTGCCGATGACGATGATGATACAAACGTCTCAGGTGACGAATACATTTTCTTGGCCATAGCCTAACCATCAACTGACACACAGGAGCATCAACAATGTCAGAATATAGAGTACGATCCACAGGCCAAGTCCTATCCCAAGGGGCTATCCGCAAACTCAACCCCAACATGTCCCTTCCGCGTGTGTGGAACGCTAACGTATGTGAGGCACTGGGCATTGATCCAGTATTGGCCTCACCTAAGCCAGCCGTCACGGGCGACTACAAGACAGTAGTACGCAACGGCGTAGAGCAGGATGCCAAGGGCAACTGGGTCTATGCTTGGGTAGAGCGTGACATGTTCTCTGACTACACAGACGAAGATGGCGTGACCCATACGAAGGCAGATCAGGAAGCCGCCTATCAGGCTCGCTTGGATGCAGAAGCCGCAGATCGTGTTCGCACTCAGCGCAACACTTTACTCGCCGAAACAGACTGGATGGCGCTTACGGATAACACGTTGACTGAGGGATGGGCGGCCTACCGCCAAGCCTTGCGTGACATCACAGACCATGCGAACTTTCCGCACTTGGAAGACACTGACTGGCCCGTAAAGCCGGAATGAGGATAGGCAATTATGCCCCTGATTCCGCTAAACATACCGCCCGGCCAATTTAGAAACGGCACGGAATACCAAGCCCTTGGGCGTTGGCGTGATGGGAACTTGATAAGGTTTCACGAAGGCGCCTTGCGCAATGTTGGCGGTTGGAGGCAACGCGGCGACGTTGATATAGATGGCGTCGTGCGAACAATGCACGCTTGGGAGGATAATAGCGGCAACAGGCGCATTGCGTTTGGCACGCATGACAGCCTCTTTGCAATGACTGCGGGGAATGCTGTTTCCGACATAACGCCTGCTGGCCTTACAAGTGGGCGTGTTGATGCAACCATCAACACAGGGTTTGGCGCTGGCGTGTTTGGTAGCGGCCTCTATGGTGAGGAGCGCGAAGACAACACAACAATTTTACCTGCCACGCAATGGTCCTTAGAAAACTGGGGCGAGTACCTTCTGGCTTGCTCACCAGATGACGGCAAAATCTATGAGTGGCAGTTAGATGGCGGCACGCCAGCCGCTGTGTTAAGCAACGCACCAACAGGCTGTTCTGGCATGATGGTGACTGAAGAGCGATTTGTTTTTGCCTTTGGTGCCGATGGCAATGCAAGAAAAGTTGCCTTTTCCGATCAAGAAGACAACAACACATGGACGCCAGCAATTACAAACCAAGCTGGTGACATAGAGTTGCAAACCAATGGTGTCATCTTGCGCGGTCTCAGAACACGCGGTCAGGCTCTTATATTAACAGATCAGGACGCACACACAGCAACATATCAAGGCCCGCCCTTTGTCTATGGCTTTGAGCGTGTCGGCACGTCATGTGGTTTGATTGCACCAAACGCCGCTGTTTCTATTGATCAAGGCGTGATCTGGATGGGCCGCAGGTCATTCTTTGTTTATTCTGGCGGCGCCGTGCAGGAAATGCCTTGCGATGTTTCTGATTATGTATTCAGCGACATGAATAACGATCAGCGCAGCAAGGTTTCTGCGGTGGTCAATAGTTTCTGGAATGAAATTTGGTGGTTTTACCCAAGCAAATCTAGCATTGAGTGCGATAGGTATGTAGCCTATGACTACGGGCAAAATGTTTGGATCACAGGAAACCTAAGCCGCACCGCTGGCGTTGATCGTGGTGTTTTCCGTTACCCTATGTGGATTAAGTCAGGCGGCGAGCTTTACGAGCATGAGATTGGCAATGATTATGAATCAGAGTCAGTCTTTTGCGAGACAGGGCCGATCACACTTGCCACCGGCGATCAAATTATGACTGTGAACGAGTTATTACCTGATGAGCTGAACCTTGGAAGCGTCACGGCCACATTTAAGACTAGGTTTTACCCGACCGACACAGAGCGCGAGTATGGCCCATTTACAATGAGCAACCCAACCAGCGTGAGGTTTAGTGGTCGCCAAATTAGGATGCGCGTCACCGGCAATGTAAATGATGATTGGCGCGTGGGCGTCATGAGGATAGACGCGGTGCCGGGTGGGCGCAGATGAGAAACAGAATTGTCCCGCCTGTCACGCAAAACATTTACCAGTGGGCGGAAAACTTGCGGCGCTATCTTGGCCGTGCGTTGGACCAGCTATCGGCAAAGGATAGCACTTCTGTTGCGTCTGAGGATGGCGTGTTGCTCTATGATAGGGAGAATGGCTATCCCGTAGTATCCAAGGACGGCGAGTGGCGCCAGATTATTCTTGCCGATGGATATGCACAGCTAATTCAAGACAATGACATAACGGCGGCGTCCTCGGATACTGCTTATGCGATCACCTATGACACGCCAGCCCTTGCTAACGGTATTTCTTTAGGGACACCAGCAAGCCGCATTGTGTTTGCTGATGGTGGCCTTTATCTTGTTACATTTACCGCCCAAATTAGGCAAAATGCTTTCGGAAACGTAGAGTTGAGATTTTGGCCACGCATAAACGGAACAGACGTTGCCGGAAGCACAATGGTTAATAGAATGCACAACTTTGGCGCAACGCTAACTGTGTCTAGGTCTGCAATATTTTCAGTTTCTGCAAATGATTACTTAGAGGCAATGTGGTCTACCGATGACACGGATGCCTTTTTAGAGGGCACGGCAGCAACAGCATGGTCGCCTGCCGCGCCTTCGACCGCAATTTCAATCACAAGGATTAGGGCTTGAACATCAAAGAGCTTATTGAATCGGCATTGGATGAGGGTGGCAATACGCACACTTATGAAGATGTAAGGCAGTCGATCATCAAGGGTGACATGCAGTTATGGCTTGCAGATGATGCGTGCGCGGTGACTGAAATCGTGATATACCCTAGAAAGAAGGTTTTGCATGTTTTCCTTGCGGCTGGTAAAATGGAATCTATTGTGGACATGCTTGAGAGCGCCGAACGATTTGGCAGGGCCAATGGCTGTGAAAGTATCACAATAGCAGGGAGACATGGTTGGAAAAGAGTTTTGTCTGGCGAGGGCTTTAGCCACTCGCTCACAGTATTAGAAAAGGGCTTGTGAATGTCTGGTGGCGGCGGAAAAGGCGGAAGCCAAACAACAAAGGTAGAAATACCTGAGTTTATTGAGCGTGCCGGTGAGCGCAATATCGACAAGGCCGAAGAAATCTCACGAATTGGTTATGTTCCTTACTTTGGCCCAGACGTGGCCGCAATGACGCCAATGGAAGAATCGGCAGGTCAAAACGTCATGAAAGCGGCTGGGGCTTTTGGCTTAGCTGACCCCTTTGCTGGCACTGCACGGGCGACACCTGCCGGTCAGGGAATTGCCGAGCATGAATATCTTATGGCTAATCCTGACGTTTTACAGGCAGTTCAATCTGGGGCGATGCCTTCGGCAAGGGCACATTACGAGCAGTTTGGGCAATTTGAGGGCCGCGATAGCAGGGGCCTCGGAGCGCAATCTGCAATGGCTGGCATGCCACAGGCGCAAAGCTTTGGCGGTGTCTCTGCATATTCATCAGCACCATTGTACCAGCAAGCGATCCAAAACTTGCAACGTGAAGCACCCGGCCAGTTTCAGGCGCTTACCGCACCGTTCATTGATCCATTTACCGGCGCACAGCCTGTGTCACCATATGGCTTGGGTAGTGAATTTGCCGCGCAGACGGCGGAAGCCGAAGCGGCGTATTTGGCGAGAAACCCAGACGTTGCGCAGGCTGTTAATGAGGGTATATTTAAAGACGCGACAGAGCATTACCAGCGTTATGGCCAGTTCGAAGGACGCGATCCTATGGGCCTCGGCTATAGGTCACAGCTTGACATTATGGACAAGCTACCGGCTGGCACGGCACAGCTCATGGAGCGCGACAACCCACAAGCAAACACCATGGGCTACACTAAGCGTTATGACCAGCTACCACCCGGAACGGTAGTGGCATCTGCGGATAACAGATTTGACGGGCCCGGCTATTATCAGGGCAGAGACGGCAAGTTTTTCTTCGCTGATAATAGCGAGACATACAGGCGTGGCCTTAATTATGAAGAAACATCAGGAGTGGCATAATGGCTGGCGCACCATCGAGTAATGCCCCAAGGCAGGGCGCAGGGAATATGATGATGCCACCAAGCGGTGGCGATGCCGACAGGACAATGATCTATGTGCCACCGGGCGGTGGCAATGCTCAACAGCAAGTCATGCCTGCTCCCGCACCCGCACCCGCACCTAGTGCGCCATCTAACATATTCACGCAGGCGGCTGGCGCACAAAGGGGCGCACAGCGAGCATACGAGGAAATGGCAGACTTTCGCATGACTCCTATGCAAGCCGCACAACTTGGCCCTGCCCGTGAAATGCGGGCCGCACAACTTGGGCCTGCCCGTGAGATGCAAAGCGTAGGTCAGGTGGCTGATGTAAGCGCACCGGGTCAAATTGATGTAAACCAATTGGCGACAACTGACCTTGGCGCATACATGTCACCATATGAGCAGGCTGTTGTTGAGGCTGGCCAACGTGACATTGAGCGTCAGCGTCAGATGGCGTCAGAAAACCTAGCGGCGCAGGCGCAACGTGCGGGCGCTTTTGGTGGCTCACGTCAGGCGGTGCAGGAAGGCATCCTAGCAAGCGAAGCTTTGCGTCAGGCTGGGCAACTATCCGCACAGCAACGTCAGGCAGGCTTCACACAAGCCTTGCGGTCTGGCCAGTTCGATATTGGCCAAATGCAGGCCGCACGCACACTGGCAAGCCAGCAAAGCATGCAGGCAAACACACTCAACCAACGGGCGGCAGAAGCGGCGGCACAGCGCGAGCAAGCGGCACGCGCAGGAAACATGGCGGCGGCAAACCAGTTCGCACAACAGCAAGCACAACTGGAGCAAGCGGCACGTTCCGCGAATATGGCGGCGGCAAACCAGTTTGCGATTCAGCAGGCACAGTTTGAGCAAGCCGCAAACCAAGCAAACTTTGGCGGTCAGTTCAGCGCCGCAAATGTAAGACAAGCAGGCGCCGCTGGTCTTGGCGGACTTGGCCAGCAAATGTTTGGTCAGGGTATGGGCATCCAGCAACAGCAGATGGCGTTTGGCCAGCAACAGCGGGCCATGAACCAAGCCCTTATTGACGCGGCACGCGGTCAGTATGGTGGCTTTACAGGCGCACCACAGGCATCGCTGGCGTTGCCATTGCAGGCGGTTGGCATGGCGCCACACGGTCAGATACAAACAACGTCAGGCGGTGGCGGCGGTGGGTTTGGCTCTGCTTTGGGTGGAATAGGTGGCCTACTTGGCGGCATTGCACAAGTTGCGCCTCTGTTTCCATCAGACATCCGACTTAAGAAGGACATCAAAAAGATCGGCGAAACCAAAGGCGGCCACAATCTTTACACTTGGAAGTGGAGAGACGAAGCCAAAGAGTCTGGCCTACCACTTGGCCCAGAGCGCGGTGTCGTGGCTCAGGAAGTTATGGAAAGGCAACCAGAGGCCGTTCATCGTCATGAGAGCGGCTATCTGATGGTTGATTATGGGGCGATTGAATAATGGCTGATGGTATTTTTTCTGTTCTTCCTAATTACCGAGTTACCAGCCCGTCTGGCATGCGCAACTTGTTTGGCCAGACTAGGATGCACAAGGGCCTTGACCTTGGCGCGCCAACAGGCACGCCAGTAGCCTCGCCAGTGGCAGGCAAAGTGCTCCGCAAGGGTTTCGATACAAGCGGTTACGGCAACTTTATTATCATTCAGGAACCAGATGGGAGCACCAGAAGGTTTAGCCATTTAGCAAGCATGCCGGGCTTGCAAGAAGGTGATCCTGTTACACCGGGCATGGTAATCGGCGAGGTTGGGTCAACAGGCCGATCAACAGGTCCACATCTTGACTATGTTATGCGTGATGCTGAAGGCAACTTGAAGATGCCAGAGGTGGCGGATGAGTCATTGTACAGGGCTTTTGGTCAGGCACCACGTCCAAGGGGTGATTCAACACCGCGCCCTATCGACCCACAACGCGAGGTTATGGTAGGCACAGGAGCCATGGGCGGCACTGACCTGCGCAAAGGCATGATGGCAGGACCGGCTGAGTTTGCTAGGCTAGATATCAACCAAGCCGAACTAGAAGAACAGCAAGCCGAGCCGTTGCGCGTAACTGTAGGTGGAGGGCTTGGGGAACTCACTGCCGCGAAACAGCTTCAGCGATTAACAGAACAGGCCGAGGCCGCGAGGCGCACACCGATGGATCGTGACGGTCTTGCAAATATCATTCGGGATGACATGAGGCAAAATTCAGGCATGTATCCTGCTGGTCTTTTGGCTGAAGAAGGCATTATGGATTCGCCCAACAGAATGCGTGCGGAGCCAATTGATGATGGTGTTGCCGGCCTTATTAGTGGGGATATGCAAGCAAACCCCGAAGCGTATAACGCAATAAAAGAGCAGGTTGTTGACGCGCCAGAAGCGGCTCTTGATGCGCTAGGTGCAGAAAAGCCAGAATCCAAGTTTAATCTTGCCGGCCTTGGCAACGCTTTGGTTGATATTGGCGCAGGCATTGCGTTGCTTGAGGGCGATACAAAATCGGCCAAAGCGTTGCAAGCCATGTCAAAGTCAAACAAGGAGCGCGAAACTGAATTAAAGCAACGGAATGCGGCTATAAATCTATTTAAAGTCTACGGTATGAGCCAAGAAAATTCCGAAACCATTGTGGATTCTGGCGCTGCTAATTCGTTTCTTTCTAACCTTCTAAAAGCAGACGACAAGTCAGCCGCTGTTAAAAATTATGAATTTTTGCTAAAACAAGGCGTATCGCAAAATAAGGCCATTGGCATGGCCTTTGGCAAGGGTGGAACAACCGTGAATGTTGGTGATGGTGCCCCAGAACTTGGTAAAATACCAACTGGGTATCAAGTGGTTTATGATCCAGCAACCAAGCAATACAACATGCAAGCGGTAGAGGGTGGCCCGGCTGCGCAAGAGGCCGAAGAGGAGGCAAGAGCTGAACAGCTTAGAGCCGAGCAAACCAGCGCCGCCGGTAATATTGTCATGCAAGAAATTGCATCATTGAAGGAAAAAATGAGAGAGGGCCCGCCCATTACTGGAGCTTTCGGGACATTGGCAAAAGAAATTCCCGGATCAAAAGCATTTGATGCTTCAGAAAACATCAAGTCAATTGTCGCTAACATTGGATTTGATAGATTACAGCAAATGCGTGAAGCAAGCCCAACAGGTGGCGCTCTTGGCGCGATCAGTGACAGAGAACTTTCTACATTGCAGGCCGTCATGGGTAGCCTTGATCAAGCGCAGAGTGAGGAGCAATTTGCCCGCAACCTAAACAGACTTGAAGAAATCTACACTGAGATTTTAAGGAAAGCCTCTACATATAAAAATGCAGCAGAGTTTGGCTTTGCTCAGGCCGGACAAGCACCAACACAATCACAACCACAATCACAATCGCAATCACAATCACAAAACAGAATTACCATAGGGCCTTCATATTAAGGAATAAAACATGCCACGCTTTCCAGTAATGATAGACGGCAGGGAATATGAGGTGAAGGCTAAGGATAGCCAAGAAGCCTTGGCCAAAGCCGAAAAAATTGACCCAAGCACAACGCCTTTTATGGTTGCCCGTTCTGGCACTGATAGAGTGTTCGAGAGGCCACAAACAGGGCAGCGTTATTTGGTAGGCGAAGGCTACAGCACAACCAACCCAGAAAAGGTTGAAAGAGCGCT